TTATTAGTAGCTTCATCAGTAAAAGCACTTAGACCAAATGGTGAACGCATAAAAGGAAGTTGTAAATAGAGTTTCTTTTTATTATTGTGATTCAACATGACCGATTTACCGCCATTTTTATTTTTCTTTAGTTGACTAAAGGTAACCATAGAAGGTTCGAATTGTTGAGAAACTTGAATATTATTAGACATTTTTTGTTGTATATTCTATTAGTCGTCAAACTTTAAGTTACTTTTTTTTTTCTAAATGTATAATAAAACATCATGGCATGTTCAGGTGATAAAAAAAGCTTAATATTCAAAGATTGTGGATGTGGTTGTAATGGTAAAAAGCAGGAAAAGAAATTTCTTATTGCGTTAATGTCGGCGTTACTATTCTTTGTAATCGCCAACCCAACTACATTTCGTCTTGTTAGACAAATATTCGGAAATTGGGTTTCTACACCAACAGGTTGTCCATCCACATACGGTCTTTTACTTCATTCTTTAGTTTATTTACTCATTTCTTGGGGTATGATGAATTTAAAGAAGGAGGAAAAAGAAAAGGAAGAAAAGGAAGAAAAGGAAGAAAAGGAAGAAAAGGAAGAAAAGGAAGAAGAAAAACCAAAAGTGGTTCCTAAAATGGTTGACATGCCAATGCCAGAACCAGACATGTCAGAAGAACAATTTCCTGTCATGGACAGTGGTTTATACTTAGATTCTTATGATACTACTGATGCAATAGATTCGAGGTTATATTTGTAAATAACTAAAACTCTTCATTAAACTCTATAGAAGTTGAATCTTCGTCAATTTTTCCATAATCACCAACTCTTTTTTCGAAAAAATTAGTTTTACCATCGAGTGATATATTCTCCATAAAATCAAAAGGATTTTTTGTACCCCAGATTTTATCGTGACCACTCTGTTTTAGTAACCTATCTGCGACGTATTCTATATATTCAGACATCTTATCCGAATTCATACCAATTAAACTACACGGAAGTGCATCTGTTATAAACTGTTTTTCAATATCAACTGCATCTTTAACAATTTGTTCAACTACACTTTTATTCGGTTTATGTTTTAACATTTTGAATAATTCAATAGCAAATTCTAAATGCAAACCTTCATCTCTACTTATAAGTTCATTACTAAAGCATAGACCCGGGAGTAATCCTCTTTTTTTTAACCAGAAAATAGCACAAAAACTACCCGAAAAGAATATACCTTCTACACAAGCAAATGCTATTAAACGTTCACCGAAGGATTTATCCTTACTAAACCATTTCATAGCCCAATCAGCTTTATTTTTAATACACGGTATAGTTTGTATAGCCTCGAAGAGATTCTTTTTTTCAGAAGAGCTTTTTATATACTTATCTATAAGTTTACTGTACGTTTCTCCATGAACCATTTCATTGTGTTCTTGGTAGGCATAAAATGACCGAGCTTCTGTGTATTGAACTTCGCTTGCAAAATTATCGTTTAAGTTTTCAAATACTATACCATCTGACCCTGCAAAAAAAGCAAGAATATATTTAATAAAGTGTTGTTCGTTTTCACTCAGGTTTACCCAATCATCCATATCTTTAGAAAAATCAATTTCTTCAGCCGTCCAATTGGACATTTGAGCTTTTTTATACATAGCCCATAAGTTTTCGTGTTCAATTGGGAACACTGTAAACCTATCGAGTGTTGGTAATAACATTGGTTCAGCATCCTCGAGGTAATCCTGAAAGTCGAAGTAACTTCCAATCAATTCACCATTCATGAAAATTTGTGGATATACAGATGCTTGAGCGCCACATCTTTTTTTCAATTCTTCTTTGTCCACTAAAACTTTTTTGTTTTCTAATTTGTATTCTTTACATAAATCAACTGCTAAATCACAGTACTGACATCCTTCTTTAGATAAAATTTCAATCCCCATCGTGCTAATATCTGTAAATATTTTTGTGTGAAAACTTTAATAATGATTAACATTTCAGAAATTCAGCCTGGAGAATTAATAAAAGTTTTAGTGAACTTAGAGGACGATATAGAAGATGAGATATACGCTAAAGTAAAGGAAAACAATACAGATTACGTAGTAGTTTCTTATTATTCGGAAACATCTATGACTTATAAAGGTGCAAGGTTATACGAACTTGAAGATACGGATGAACTTGTCCAGGAAGAAAACTTATCAGAGCATCACCAAACGAGTGATTATTTTAAAAACGTAAAGGATAATTTATACTGTATGATAGACGAAATAGACTCAGAAGAAGACAGTGATATTGTAGACGAATCTGATGATAGTGGTAGTGATCTTGAAGATTTTATCGTTTCTGACTCGGAAGTAGACGGTGTTGTTATACCACCTTCTAATTGTAGAATTATAGATAAAGAATGGAAAGAATGGGAACCAAGGAGCCCTGGGTCTTTAAGATATAAGCAAATGGTTGATAATATTGAATCAATAGCAAAAATACAAGCAGATGAATTGAATTTTTAATACCTAAGTGCGAAATTAAAATTTATTATTTTTAAGAATATAGTGTATAATGGATCTGACTACTATATGGTCTGTCGTAGACAAACTAAAAAATAAACAAGTAATAACAAAGTCGATCAATATAAATTTATGTAAAGAATGTCAAAACGTTAAAGTAATTTCAAAAGAGGGTTTACCGACATGTTCACACTGTGGTTTAGTGGAAACACTATTTATAGATGAAAATCCGGAATGGACGAGTGGTATAACTGACGATGGTAAGGTAAACGATCCAGCGAGGTGTGGTAACCCTAATGCAAACCCTGAACTTTTTTCGGATTCTTGGGGTAAAGGTACAATTATTTCAACACAGAGATCTTCGTCATATGGAATGAAGAGATTAGCAAAAATAAATTTTCATCAATCTATGAACCATAAAGATAGATCATTATATCACGCTTATAAAGATATAGATGAAGCGTGTATTTCTTTACCAGAAAATGTTTTAAAAGATGCAAAAATGATGTATAAAAAATTTAATGATAAAAAATTAACAAGGGGTGCCGTTCGTCTAGGTATAAAAGGAAATTGTGTTTTATACGCTTGTAGAATGTATAAAGTATCACGTTCGACTAAAGAGATCGCCGATATGTTTTCTATACACTCTAAGGATATAAGTAGAACATCGCATATTTTCAAGGAAACAATATTGGGTAAAACAACAAAAAATTATACAACTTTACCTAACGATGTTATGCAAAGATTACTAAACTCGTTTGATGTTTCTAGAGAAGAACGATTAAAGTGTAATAGAATGTCTATAGACCTTGAAAATTGTTCACAGTTAATGAGTAAAACACCTAATAGTGTTGCATCAGCTGTAATTTATATCGTTTTAAAAAATAAAATTAATAAAAACGAAATATGCGAAAAATGTTCAGTTTCTATACCAACTATAAATAAAATTGAAAATATTATAAAAAAATACTTAGAGGATAAAGTTTAAATATAGTATATAATGTCCGAAACTAATAATAGACCAATACGCGTTTTTATAAGCACGCCATGTTACGGCGGTTTATGTTTAGAAAAATATATGATAGGTATAGTTAAACTCCAAATTGAATTAATTAAAGAAGGTATACAGATGGTTTTGGATACTACTGAAAATGAAAGTTTAGTACACCGTGCTCGTAATGTTGCAATAGGTAGATTTATGCAAAAATCAGATTGTGATTTTTTCATGTTCATAGACGCAGATGTTGATTTTGACCCTAGATCAGTCGTTAGACTTATTCGTTCGGGACACGAAGTTTCCGTTGCTGTTTACCCTAAAAAAGTTGTTATGTGGGAACAGGCTAAAAATGCAATTAAACAAGGTGACGAGCGTGATTTATCAATGCTTTCTTCTAGTTTAGTTGCTAATATAGGAGCTACATCTAGAACTGTTGAAAATGGGTTTATAGAAGTATTGGATGGTCCCACTGGATTCATGGTTATTAGTCGAAAAGCTCTTGAAAAAATGCACGAACATTATACAGATTTAAATTGTGTAAATGATCATCAAAATAGAGATTTTGAAGAATACTGTGCTGTTTTTGATTGCATGATTGATCCTACTACAAAAAGATATTTATCGGAAGATTATGCGTTTTGTAGAAGATGGCAACAAATTGGTGGTAAGATATATGCAGATGTTCAAACTACTTTAGGACATGTAGGTAACTTACCATTTTTTGGGTGTTTAGAAGAAAGGCTTAAGGCTTAGAGTATAATGTAATAATATGAAGTTTGCAACTATAATAGTTACACGAGGTAAATCATGTCACGTAAAAACTTTACATAGTATTCTTAGATTTAATTTAATGTGTTTACAAAAACAATGTGAAAATGAGGTAGTTTTTGTAAATGAAGACCCTTTTGATAAAGCAGATATAATTGCAAAATATATAAAAACACATGAGAGATTACTTTTCATAGATTTTGGTATACAGATAGACGACGATAGTTTACTAAAATGTTTTGATAAACTTGAAAGTTTTGGGTGTTTAGTTTTTCCCGGTGTATTAGAAGGTATAGATTGGGGGTTGTTTAAGGTAAAAGTAAAAGACGGGTGTAAAGAACCTGTCGAACAACTTGGTTTACATTTTGATACAGAAATTTCTAATAAAATTAGTTCGGAGTATTATAACGTAAAGAAAACGTCTTCTAAATGCTGGTTATTAATGTCTAAAAATGTTATCAAACATATAAAAGATAAAAAAGGTAGTTCGTATAAGATTTTTCCTAAAATGGAAACGATGTTTGGTAAATTTCAAGAATCCGGTGTCAAAATTATTGCGTATCCTAAAGCTAAGTTAATCATGACTTATAATCATGAGTGTATAAGTAATATTTTAAACGCCGCCGGTGTTAAAAGTAATTAAAGAATATATTAAAAATATAGAACAGAATGAACCGCGTATTTGTAAAGAAGGATGATCCTCTTTACAAATATACGATACAGTTTATGGAAGAATCTTGGGGTACCAAAGGTAAAGGTATATTTCCCGGATGTCAACCTATTTCTATAGAAAGACAACATTTTGGTATTTTATCCAATAACGATTACGTTGTTTGCGAAAAAACAGATGGTACGAGATACATGATGATTGCCTTACAGGTTGGAAACCAAAAGGCTTGTGTATTTATAAACAGAGCGCTCGAGATGTTTACCGTACCATTAAATTTTAGAATGGCTGTATTTAAGGGTACCATACTCGAAGGTGAATTGTATGAAAATACATTCATGATTTATGACTGTTTAATGAATTGTGGAGAAGTCGTAGGTAATCAGAATTTACTGGATCGTTTACAACAGTGCGAAAAAGTTGTGAAAAAATCACTAATTTTAACTACAGATCCCATTTCATTAAAAGTTAAAAAATTTCATTTACACGATGATTTTAAGGAGTTTATGGATAAGTATCTTCCAAAAATAAAACAAGAAATGGATGGTCTTATATTTACACCCATAAATGAACCTATTCGTATTGGAACACACGAAACAATGTTTAAATGGAAACCGAGAAATAAAAATACAATTGATTTTCTCGTGAAGAAGGAGCCAACTGTAGAAACACCTGGGTGTGTACCAGGTACACACGTCTATAAATTATACATCCAAGATCGAGGTAAACACATATTTGAATCTTCTATACCAATAGATAGGACAAAAGATTATAAATGGTTAAAACACGGTGATATTGTCGAGTGTATGTATGTAACCTGGGAGGATGGTCCATTGTGGTGGAAACCTATTAAAAAAAGAACAGATAAAACGTTCCCGAATAGTAGACGTACGTTTTACAGAACATTGGTAAATATAAAAGAGAATATTAACATGAAGGAGTTTTTAGATTGTAGACCAGGACGAAATGATTATCTTCTTTAGGAAAATTGTGGAGTTTACCTAAATTATCATCATCTTGAATGAACCAATCCTTATTTAGTTTTTTAGTAGACATGTAATGACCACCGTACTGAATACCTTTATGAATTATTGTAGATTGTAACTCGTATACATTATCTTCTATTTTCAATTCTTCGTCAATTTCTACGTAACTTTTTTTATCGAATGATACGATAAATATTTGAGGATATTTTGAAAATACATTTCTTGTCGTAGCAACGTGATGTTTTTTACCATTATCATCCACGTAATCTTCTATTACATTCCATTTACTACTTTCGCTTATCATTGTGTTTATATTTTTTACTTCCCTTTTCACGTTTAAAATATATACACAAAATGGTATTTTTGATACATTTTTACTAACTGGTGATATAGTTATTTGTGTAGTTTCGCCATAAACAAGTTCTTTTATACGAGGGTAACCTTTTTCAAGTATGTCTATTAAACAAAATATAGCATCCTGTGTATCATGAGGCATACCGATTTTGAATCTTGGAAATACTTTTACAAATTCTATTAAGGTAGGTCCTAAAGTAAAAACTTTAGTTTCCTGTGTTGAAAAATATAAATGAACAAGTTTTTCATACGATTTTGTAAAAGTGCATTCGCCTTCGTAAGTATTATCCAATATGTGAGATGATATTTCTCGTATATGTAATAAAACCTGTATAGCTGAGTTAAAATAACAGGTATTTCCTAAATTATTAAAACCATGCATATAAAAAAAGGTGATAAAAAAGGCTTAAGAAGAAGACGCGATTATAAAAATGTAAACAAAATGGACGTGCATAAATTGTGTGATACTATAAAACCTATCGTTGATAAGTACAAAGATGAAGAAAATATCGAAATGGAATTTCGTTTAGGAAGATTCAACGGTACATTTTTTGATACTAATATAGGTGATAAAACATACGCTAATTGTATAAGAGGTTTTTCTGCTTATACTGGGTGGGAAACCATTGAGGAAAATACATACGATGTTTATTCACGAGAAGATAATAATATTAGATTGACCATTGATAATAAAACTGGTGAAGAGACTCTTATACAAAAGGAACGTCTTGAAAATATTGATTTCAAACATTTACATAAATCACCTTTTGATATTCGTTTCAGTGTTTCTCGGGAAACACCTGTAGATGAAGAAGAGTACGATAACAATGAATGGCATAGAAATATAAAAAAGGAAAGGTGTTCTTATATCAGGAAGAATTTATCCATTGATAGAACAGTAACTGCGGGCGAGAGTTCGGATAAGGATTCGGAAGTATCAACTATATACCAACTTGAACTCGAAGTTATTGATCCTAAAAAACTTACTGATACCGATACTTTATTCAATATTTGTCATAAAATAAAAGATATTTTTAATATGTTGGATACTTATAAATGTTAATTATTGCATTACTTTTTATTTGTATATTTATACATGTAATTAGTGATACAGATATAAATGATAAAATAACTATATTAGGTTATTCACCTAAACATTTTTACGTATCGAATGGTAAATCGTACGAAATGTTCCATAAAATGAAATCTAACGGTATAATAGATCAGTCTTTAAAATATTTCGTAATGAAAGAAGATAAATTGTTAGAACTGGAAGTAAAATCCATATGTTCACAGGTATCTCGGAAAGTCGAGGCGTTTAAAATATCTGATGAAATAAAAAATCATTTTCTTGGGTACGATTTTTCATATCATGGTAAACACTTAAAACAGATATCAGAACCTGAAAAAATCATAAATCAAAATATAAAATGTTCATAAAATAAAACATAATACGTCTATGTTTTTTAGATTCAATTCTTTGAAAATTGTCAAATACATACATTATTAGTCCCTTATCATGTAATTCCCTATTTTCATAAAGATATAATTCAGGATTTTCACAGTTTATAAATTCGTCATCATCTAAATAATATTCTTTTTCTAAATGTGACATTGTAACATTTTCATCCTTTCTATACATTTCAATGTAATCTAATATAGTATAGTACATTGCATTTATAACGCTCGACAAAATATGATTATTACTAGATATTTCAACATCATTTTGTCGGACGCGAATACAGAGTAACCGTCTCGGGTTTTCCATTTTAATTATTTTTTGGTTTTATTCTTTAATGCTTTATTTTCAAAATTTGCATATATACTATTTAATAATTTATTATTGTTATTTGATTTTGATTTTGAGTTCGAGTTCGAGTTCGAGTTCGAGTTCGAGTTCGAGTTCGAGTTCGAGTTCGAGTTCGAGTTCGAGTTCGAGTTAGAATTGAAGTTCAAACGTCGGACAACTGCATTCTTTTTTGGAGGCATTGATCTTTTCTTTATCGGTGCTCTTTTTATAACCCTAGGTTTTGATGTTACAACCTTCCTTTTTACAACTGGTTTTGGTGGTACGACTCGTTTTTTATTTAATGCGAGTGGTGGTTGTCCCCGAAGTTCTCTTCCTATCTTTATAAAATCTATTATCCTCTTACTATTAAGATTGGGTGTTTTTGGTAACGATAATGCAAAATTAACGATTCTGTTTACTTCGTTTTTACCAAATTTACCATATATCTTATTAGCTTCCTTTTCGATAAGTAGTTTTTTCAAATTTTGTTGTTTATTAAGTTTCCAATTTTTTATCATGGTTCTTTTAGTATCATTTGCAATCATCTTTTTCAAAACACCGTTTCGAGTTACAAAGTTTTTGTTCTTTTCGAGTTGAGTAAGTTTATTCTTAACATCGCGAACATCTTTATTAATATTCATTACATTTCCGTATTTTGTCATCCATGTTTTACCGTAAAGTTTAATAAGATCGTTTTTAATACCTGATTCGTTAAGTTTACGTTTTATATTAGTAGGTTTTCTATTTTCCTTTTTCTTAATATTTAGTAACACTTTTTCCATTTCATTTGCGAGTGTGTTAGGTGAATTTGGTGTTTTAGTATTATTTTTATTTTGTAATTTTTGACACAAAACTTTTACAGTATCTGTATCATTTACAGATATACCTTTTGATATTGCGAGTGTGATTAATTGTTCCTTTTTCAATTCACGGCACAGTTTATCGTTTATTTTATAATTAGAGTTACCCTTTTCTAATTTATCGAGTGCTTTGCATATATCTATTTTCTTATTTTTATTTTTAACACCAACAACTCCTAATTTCTTAGAAACTTCTAATAAAACTGATTTAGTAAGACGTTCGCATTTACGCCCTCCTATTTTCATTACACCGTCTTTATCGTAAGTAATTTTTGTATTTTTCGTGTTTTGTTTTTTACTCTTTTTTACGGGTTTTCGTTTTGGTTTTTTGAAACAACAATCATACCCTTGTGGATTTTTTCTAACTTCGAATCCTTCGTTACACGGTGGTCGTCTAATTTTAGGACACGTCGAAGCTTTTGTTGTAAGTTTTTGGACTATTTTTTTATCCGCGTTAACATTTTTGTTAACCAAACCTAAAGTATACCCGTTATCGTGTAATTTTTTTACAAGTTCTACGCCAAAGGAATAAGCGCGTTCAAGATCATCGGGTTTAGATTCACCCTGTAATTGAACAATACCCGAACCCGACTTACCGGATTTTGTGGTAAAGATAAAAGCGTGTTCTTTGTATTTTAAATAAAGAAATGGAGAAATTTCAGGTTCGTATTCTATAAACGAAACTCCCCACGTACGCATTTGTCGTAAACCCTGGGTCATTTTAGATAATTGAAAATTTGTATTTGTTAAAAATTGACCTCCTATATTATTATAAATTATATCATTGTACAAAAAACTCTGTTTTTGTGTGTACGTATCTATTATATATTTTTGTAAAGCTTCTGGTTGTTTTTTAAGATTTTTTGAACCTAGAAATCCACCGGAAAAACGAATTTTTCCAGTTTTATATATGTTAAAGCTGAAATTCTTTTTTTCAACACCATCCATAACGTACCCGGTAAATTGCGCGGAAGAGAAATCTTTATTTAAATCACCTTTTAAACCAAAATCTTTAGTGTGTATAGCACCAGTTTGAAATCTTCCGTATATACCCTTTATTTCATTAATATCCACGGTTATTCCACCTGTTATTGGTGCATGTCCTTTTGGTCTTTGTTTTAGAATATCTTTGATATCGAGACGCGTTTCATCTTTGGAAAATAATGAATTTACGACCCCGTTGTATATACCCGGTCTAAATTTACCTACACGCAGTTCTGTAAAAACGGGTACGTTTTTCGGTTGTGTGGAAACGAGTGTATTTGGACGTTCAATTTCCACATTGGAATTTCTAACGAATTGTCGAGGATCCATACTTATACTAGTCTGAGATTTTTAATCATTTTAAAAAATAATGTGAGACGTCATATCCCTTTTCGTTTTCTTGTACTATTGGTGCTGCACCATAGACCACATACTTATCTTTAAAATTGACCGGTCGGTCTAATTTTTCGGGATTATTTATGATCCAATAATCGTTTTTTTCTTTCTTTACTTCGATATTACGCACGTAGAATGAACCACCGTAAAAGTCCTGATTAAAATTTGGCATTGGGATACTTTCGTCTCTACAAAAATCCTTGAGTTTGGATCTGAATAAGTCCAATGGAAACTTTACAGTCGGATTTACAATTACAATATCGTCTCTCTGTAAGTATTTTTCCAACGGGTTTGTCGCTGCAGCTATTTGTTCTCTTACTTTAAAAAAGTAACTCGGTAAAACGTTCCATACATCCTGATCCTGGTATTTTTGTGCATATTCCAAGTACCCACGTAAACATTTTTGAAGAATTTTTGGCATTTCTAATTCTAATTTCGAATCAAGGGTAGGATCGGTATCGCTATCACGAACCTGTTTACCAAAATGAAACGTAACGAGACGACGAAGAATACTTCCCGATTTATCTTTCCATTGTGGTACTTCATTACCCCCTAAAATACCTGGTACTTTCCACACAAAATTCTTAGCTTTTTCACATTTTACTGCTATAGAGACTTCTTCACCTGAAACGATCGATTGGAATTCCGCTTGTTCTAGTTGTAAATCCCCTTTAATTTCGGGTGCGATGTACATTAACGCATCATGGATAGATGATAAACCGAATTTCTTCTCGACGTTGTTTGAGAGAGTTTTAATATCATCAACTTCGTAAAATTTACGAAACACTTTTGTAATTAGAGTCGATTTCCCAGAACGCGCTATACCCTTTAGGAAAGGTATAACTTGCCATTTATCCAGTTCATTTAACTCGAAACATAAACGACCTCCCAGAATGTACATCCATTTAATAACATCTTCTTCATAGTCTTGATACTTTAGAACACTATCGAAATAAGGTGTTGGTATATCTTCCCAATTATTAAGTTTACTAAAATCTTCAAATTCCATATCAAAGTATTTACAACTTACGAGCGTTGGATCTAGCGTCGCAGCCTCTTTTGAATCATACGGGTAAAAAGCAGTGTGCCATAACCCAGTTGTATCAGACCAAAGTGACCCGATAAAAATACCATTTTTAAATGACCAAACGCGTCTATTTTTCTTTATTTCAGGAAATTGCATATCGTTACAGTCTGTTAAGTGTTTGATAATTTGTGAAAACATAGCAGTTCCGTTAGATGAGGTTAAATCTTTCCACAATTCAAACCATTCTTCTTTACCGGCAATTCTATGAACATATTGTTTTATCTCTTCCTCTTGTTTCCAGGCCCTTGTATCGTAACCTTCAAGCGTTTTAATTTGTTTACACGTATACCCTTTGTAACGCCTCGTATTATTTTTATACAGGGAATCGAGAATAGCAATTACTGTTTTTTGAAAAACGTTAAGTTCGTCAAAATCGGGCATGGAACACCGAAAAAGCGACGGGTTTGTACTAAGTTCAAGGGGTACCATAGTTGGGTTATTTCTTCTATCGTGTACACGATTTGTACTTAAAACTATATTCCAAGAGTCACATACGTGATCGGTCAAACGGCTTAGTCTAAAAGATACACTTAAATCATCCGTGTTACCTTCGTCACTTGAAAGTATACCTAACAATTTACCACGATTAAAGTACCGTCCCATTTTTTCTAACATTTGTCTATACATATTTGATTTCGCTTTCATATCAACGTACTTTGGTTGATTCGTTTCCGGGTCAATTTCATTTTCGGTAAAGAATATTTTATAGGAAAGATCAACTGGACTTAACGAGACGAGATTTATATTGTTTTTATCAGGAGACAAACCAAGTTGTTTTTCTTCATGTTTTAACATCCTTATTAATTGTTCTGGATTGAGACTGTCTATTTGATTGGCCATATCTCTATAGAAGGCTTCTTCGTGGTCTGCATCCGGACTAATGTATAAGGTATCCGAATTCATTTTATAATTATTACTCATTAATTTTTTATACCTGTTTTTGTAATTGACTTAATATTTTTATCATAATTTTGTTCTGGACTTCGAGTTGTCTCGATATATTTACCAGAGCTGAACATACAGTATCACCTTCTTCGTTTACAAGAACTGAACTTAAAAGGTTTCCTAATCTATCGAGACTATTATCTTCAAATTGAGAATCGAGTTCGATATCAGTATCACTATAAATAACATCTTCCAATTCATCTACTATCGGGAGTTCGCCTCCGGTTGTAGATAGGTCATCATCATCTTGAATACTTGATTCAGTTTCAGATCCAATTTCAATATTTTCGTCGACACTTTCTTCGTCGACATTTTCAAGTTCTGGTACAGGTTCGTTAGACATTTATATACATCAGGAAAAATCAAATTGAGTTTTTTCGCGGAAACGTCCGAAAAAAAAATCTCATGTTATAGTACAAAAACAAACAAAATGGCCGGTGGTCTCATGCAACTCGTCGCCTACGGCGCCCAAGATGTCTACTTGACTGGTAACCCAAAAGTCACTTTTTTCCAGGCGGTTTACAAACGCCACACTAACTTTGCGATGGAAACCATCGAACAAACTATGAACGGTACAGCCGGGTCCTCGGGTCGCGTCTCCGTCACGGTCGCCAGAAACGGTGATTTGATCGGTGACATGTACCTCGAAGCGACTACGGTAACTACAAGTATGAGTAACAAATCTCATGATTCTAACCCAGATACTAACTGGATCGCCGAGCGTATTGTCTCGACTGCGGAATTGTCCATCGGTGGTCAAAGAATTGACAAGCACTACCAAAGATGGTGGAGATTGTACTCTGAATTGTACTTGGCCGAAGGGTCCAAGCTCAATTACG